AGGGGAGGCTTTCATCTCCCCCTTAGATTATACTGTGAATATTCCGGCTGTCAAAGTCGTGTATAAAAACACTTTTTCAGAATAACCGTATTGTGTGTCAAATTTCATCAACCCTTTCAAGAAGAACGTTTCTGCATTTGGAAGTAATTTAGCCAATTGTAGATTTTCATCTATTACTGAGTTCATACCTATCCAAAGATTTGATTCAACGTCATCGGTTGCAATCGTGAATACAATTGTATCCTTTGGGATACCTGCCAATGAAACCACCTTAAAACCTTTCCAAGGTTGACTTTCTCCTGATTGTGTAAGCTGGCCTTTGAAAGTGATGTTAATAGATGCAGCCTGATAGATTTGTTCGTCTTCAATCGAAACCAAGAATTTCAATTTCTCGTAACGGTTCGGATCGGCAAACAAAGCACGGTTATTTAAAACAGCCAAGTTAATCAGGTTATTCATTGCATCCAAAATGTTCGTATGGGAACCATCAGAAACGGTAGAAATAAGTGGATAAGGGGAAGCAACTTTTTGAACGTCTGCATCATTTACCATCTTTTTCAAGAACCCGTCATAATATTTAATCTGACCATTACCAGCTGTACCATCCAAAGCGGTATAACTCGTTGACCCCTGCCAGAAACCCAACTCAAATTTTTCAAAAGCTCTTGACAAAGCAATTTGCATAATATAAGTTTCAGCACTTACCGGAAGTTCGTGAGCTAACAATGCAGGATGTTCCTGAGACTGTTGTACGCCTAACCATGCATCCTCAAATAAATTAGGTTCAAATTCGGCATAAACCATTACTGATTCAGGTACCAAGGTACGACCATCAATTATGGTAGATGCGGCTGTTGAGGAAGTCGGTTGAGATTTACGGGATTGTAAAGGATTAGAGAAGTCAACACGGTCAATAGTGTGTTGTTTAACAATTCCATCTTTTACAAAAACAACTCCTTTTTTAACTGTTTCCAGTCCATAAGTTGCGGGAAGTATCATATACTTTGCAACATCACCTGCGAACAGGGTATCATTTAATTCGAGTGCCATATCTTTTATTTATTACGTTCTTTACGATTTCGTTCTCTCAGTGATTCGGCAGTAGTTGCATGTTCAACTTTATTCAGGACGGTTTCAATTTTCACGGATTCTTTGTTAAGAGGAAGCAATTCAATTAAATTCTTTGCTTCGTCAAAACCAATTTTTTCACCGGTTGTTATCCACTGCAATTTAACTTCTTCGGTGTTTTTTATCCGGCCAATCTTTGCAAAATCTTCAACCATGTTTTTGATTTTGTCTTTTTTGGCATCTTCTTCAACTTTCAATTTATCCTTAGTAATTGCATCAAGTTGAGATTTGCAATCTTCGTATTCTTTGTCGGCTTTTGCTTTGTCCTCTTCAGCTTTTTTTAATTTGGCTTTGAGTTTGTCCATTTCGTCGTCGTTCTTAACTTTATCTTCAACCTTTTCCTTTTTCAGGTCTTCGGTTTCGGTTTCAGCTTTTTTTGCTCTGTTTTCGATAGCATCAATAGCTTTTAGTATTGATTCTTCGGGAGCGGAAGGGTTTAAGCCCAACCGGTTACAGACAAGTTTCATGTCGATAATTTCACTCATTTTCGTTGTTGTTTGGTTTATTATAGAATTTAATACTTTATTGCATTCATTATGAAATTCCGGTACAGGCATTTCATTTGATATTTTCTTTAACCATTTAGAATTTTCATCTTTCGATAAATCTACCTGATCACATAATTTCATTGTCTTTGCCTCATCGGCTAAAATAAAAGTACTGCGTTTTAACATTGCTGTAATTTCGCTCTCAATCATTCCGCTCCTTTGTTCAATCATTTTGATAAGACTATCTTTCATAGTCTTAATCATATCCTTATCATCTCCCCCGAAAGGATTATGATACATAAGCCACGCGAAATCCATCATTATACGTTTTCTTCCTGCTTGAAAAACGACGGCTGCAATACTTGCTACTCCTCCAACTGCGTATGTGTCTACGGGTGTTTTCGTTTTGAGTATTGTAGAATAGATATTGTATCCATCCATTACGACACCGCCTGGTGAATTGATCCACACTTGAATCCGTTTCTTTCCTAAAGTATCTAAGTAAAGTAATTCCTGTTGAAATATTGCGCCGTCAATTCCTTGTCCGCTTTCCGTATCATAACCAATATGTTTATTGATTAATAGTATCGGTTCGTCCGCTGATGGGTCTATACAATAGTTCATGTTATTAATTTTCAACAAATATATATAAGGAATAAATGGATAAATAATATATATGCTAATCAGACGCACATTTCTTTCCGTGAGTATGTTTTTAAACATAAATATATCTATTTCACTATTAAATTATTTGTATTATCTTTGTGGATACTTTAATATAATGTATATGAAAACATGTAGTAAATGTGGAATTGAAAAGGATTATATTGATTTTCCTAAAAACAAATTAAATAAAGATGGTTATAATGGATATTGCTTTATTTGTAAACATGAAAGTCAAAAAAAATATAGCATAAAAAATCATGATATTTTAATTGAAAAGAAAAGAACATATTATAAAGAGAATAGAGATCATGTGCTTCAACTCCAAAATATATGGGGAAAAAATAATAAGGACAAACGAACACTCTATGAAAAGAAAAAATGGGATAAAATAAAATCGAATAATGAGGCTTTGATTAATCACAGATCACGTGCGTTAAAATGGCAGCATGATCATTATATTCCTAAAGAAAGAAAACAAAGGATTAGAAATTATGAAATTCCATATACGAAAATAAAACATGCTTTAAAAAGACAAATAGGTGAAACTCCCCTACCTGAATTAGTGGAGGTTAAATTTTTAATTTATAAAACAAAAAAATTATGCAAAACATTAAAGAATTAAGAGATGAGTTATCTAAAAATTTTGATATGCTCAAAGATGGTACAATGGAACGTGCCTTGGTAGGAGAATTAAATAATACAGCTGGAAAAATTATTCAAACAGTTGTTTCTGAGCTAAAATATCAAAATCACATGGGTATTAAAAAGAAAATTGATTTTTATGAATCTAAATAAGATTTTCCCATTAATCAAAAAAGGCGTATAGAAATTAATCTATACGCCTTTTTAAAATCATCTCATTACTATTTATCCGTTACCCTCAAAATCCTGTCCCGCTCCTGTAATGGCATAGAATCAAACTTTGCCTTTACTGCGTCCGCAATGACTTGACTCTTTGTCATTCCTGTAAATTCTGCATAACCTGAAACGAGTCGGGCCTGAAGTGGTGGTAATGTAGTTTGTATTTTGTTTTTCATACCTTTTGTAAGTAAAAATACTTCAATTGTTCACTTTGTAATTTATCGCATTCAATCCGAACACCATCCATGTAGAAATTTGCTCTTGCCTTATGTGCACTGTAATTCTTTCTTACCCACGCTGACAATAAAGCGTAATATATTTGATTCAGAGTAATTAAATCCGGTGTACGCCCTTGTTTTCGTTGGTGAATAATACATCCGGCCACCATGTCAATAGCTATGTTTCCCTGTGATTGATAGTTATTTAAGTCTATTACTGTCATGTGTGTTGAATTATAATGAAACCTCTGTTATAACCTGTTGAATCGTAATTTACATTATCGAAAACTCCAGATAAACGACTCAATGTTGCAAATGTTGGGGTTGTCCAAGTAATAGCATATCCTACCCCAACACTTCCGGAAATAGTCAAAGGATACGCCTGTACTCCTGCATCGTTATAAATAATTGCCTTTATATCCAATATAGAAGAAGCTTGTATATATGTATTTACTTCAACGTATGAATTGGCAACCATATTCCAGTCACCAATTGGGATCATAGAAGTGATTATTTTATTTGGATTAAATAAAGAATCAACCCTAAAAGGAACAACATTTACATCTGAATAATCAATAAATCCAGTACCGTCATTTACTAAAATCATATTTCGGATATTGTGAATATTTGCAGTTCCACCCCCGACCAACGTAACAGGGTCTAACGGATTTCCTGAAAGAACTCCGGTTGACGTATCGTTATCTATATTTAATTTAAATTGAAATGTTCCAAAGCCTGTTAGTCCAACCACATCGTAAACCTCTCCATTATAAAAAACGGTACCGCTTGCAACCGCATTGCCATACATAGGATTTAACCCTAAAAGGATATAAACGACCGTAGTACTGTAAGAGCTTCCGATTATAGCCTGAATTAACGAAGCAAAAACCTCCTTATTTGCATCCTGCAAGAATCCTAAAGTGTCGGCTTTAAGTCTTAATTGTGCCGGGTCGGTTACGGCTGATAAATTTAGTCTTTTCATATTAGTGTTATTGTGAAGTGCATCCCAATAGGGATATAAGTATTTACAAATTTATTTATAATTAAATTTCTTAGCGGGTCCGTTGTCGTGTATGTTGTCGCCCCCGGAATTGCATTATACAAAGCAGTTGGTATATTTATAGTGAAATTATTCGCATAAATCCAATCTTTAAAAACTCCGATAGCATCTTGATAAGTTAATTGAAAACTATTACCGTAGTCTTCTGTAAGCCCTATTGTACTGCAATGTGGTTCTGTTAGTCCAATTAAAAAGCTACAATCAACAGAACCAACCTTTGATGTATAAATGTCAGGCAAATATGGCGAAACTCTATTAGTCTCGTAAGGTGTTGTCGCTTGTCGGAATGACCATGTGATAGCCGTTAAAGTAGTTCCATTCCATATATACAAATATGTACTAAAAATATAAACGGTAATAGAATCTGGAGTAACAGCATTCCAACTCGTTGTCCATTTTTTTAGGATATTCGTTGAAGGAATGTACCATAAATCATTAGCGTTTGGTGTCGAAGGCGTTCCTTCTTGCTTATATTGTAGTTGTACTTTATTCCATGACTCATATCCAAATCGCATACAAAGAGCATATTCAATTACTAATCGCTGTCCCGTATAAAGGATACGTTTTGAAAGATCGTTTGTGTAATACGTACCAAAGAACGCATCACGGGCATACTGCAAAGGACTCAAAAGAGCTTGAAGTAATAATATAATTCTTGGTTGTCTCTTATCGGGAGGCAGGTTTTGAATAGCTGCATTATTTAGATTAAAATCGTATATCATTTGTCAATTTTATTATCGCATTATCAATCCCAACTTGTAGCCACGATGTTTCTTTTAGATAATTCTCATTTTCTTTGCGTTTTAAAATTTCCGCCCTTAATTCAATAAGATCATCTTTGTATTTTATTTTAAATTCTTTATCTGTCATTCTGCAATAAAATTAAGCGTTGAGGCTAAATCATATCCCGATCCAATAGGTTCACCCGTGCAATATCCCGCAATTGTTTTCCATTGTCGGTTAATAACTGCCGATTTAGTACTATCAGATATTGTCGGATTTACTAATATCTGAGCTTGATTTGTAGGGGTTAAAGAAAATGCAACTGTAGAAGGTCTAATTATAACTTTTATTAAAGTAACATCATTTACCCCTGTAACGCCTTTAATTATTCCTTCTAAATCGGACACTTTGATCGCACCGTCAAAATTTGTCAGGGATAAGTTTTGTAAAAAATTGGTTAAAGCGGTTATTACATTTGCCGAAATTGTAGAGTACTGTCCGGTGAAATAAATGTTAGCTGCAATGTAAATTAAATCAGGTGCCTGACTGATTAACTGATATTGCACACCTGCATCTCCCACCGTGTTTATATAACTTTGTGCTGCATTTGCTTCGTCGGTCGTTAAAGCTATCAAAGTGACATTATCAGAGTATAATTTCGCCACCTTAATTATAACCTCATTCGGGACTACTGAATCTACACTACATGCTTTAATTATCTGTAGTGTCGGATCGACAATCGGATATTGAGGGATTAAATTTGTAAGTTGAATAATTTGAGGTGTTGTGCTTGAACTTGAGTACTGGAATTGAAACATTTTAGCCTGTATCCAAAGTCGTGAAGCTGCCGGAGTTTGCGAAGCGGTTACCTCTAAATTTGCCTGTAATGCGTCCATCATTTGCTCAATGTAAGCCGCACAGGTCGCAAATATGTAACAAAGTAAACGTACTATGTTTCTTTTGCTCCATGTTGTTGTATCAACAATGCCCGATGATTGTATCTGAGCTACTATTGAAGCGTTAATTGTATCAACTGATCGTGCCATTATTGTATGTGATAAGGGTTATGTTCTTTTTCCGGTTCGGGTATTCCTCCCTGTTCTATTTCTAAACTCATTTCTGTTTTTTCATAAACTAATCCCTGACCTTCGTATAATTTGCTACCTGTTGAATCTTTGAAGTAACAAACATATTCGATGATAAAAACGTCTATGTTGTCAGGGTCAGGGTCTCTATGCCATGCTATTTTGTGAAGTTCATTGCAATTTGTAGGACAAAAACCGGAAAGTCCAACCAATGGAGAATTGATTAAGTCCGCAATATCATAAAAATCTAAATCCATTTCAAAGTTCTCACCGTCTTCATCATTATAAAAGTCGTGAACCAAATGTACTTTAATACCAAGATCGGCATCAACAATGCCCATACCCAACTGAGAAAATGAAACGTCTGTATCCATTTCTACAAATGCAGCAGGACGGGGATAAGCGGGAATGTCTCCTTGTTTTTCCCTTTGTATCTGATTTTTGTATTGACGTACATAAAGAGGAACCATTTGATTATCCATATTCTTAACCTGAATCAGTTTTAGCTGGTTCATTACGTCCAAAATTGGTTGCTTAATTCCGCTCACTGCATTACAATTTTAAATATCTGAAAACAATATGTTATCCTATCAGTAAAAGTACAATTATTTGAAAATTTCCAACTCTTAAAAATAAGTTTAGGCATTTTCAATAATCGGTGAAACTTATTTGACCTTTTAATTATTTCCATACAAATATATTACTTTTTCCAAATCTTATCTATAAATTGAGTGATTTTCTTTCCTTGCATGTCGGTAAGCTCCTGAGTTTGCTTAATAAATGGTCTTGCAGGAATAGTAGTATTGTGTCCCCTTCCTGCATTATCTGTCCCCTCGTTCATTGCTTTTGCATAAGGTAAGTCAACTATCATTCTCAGCGTTCCTTTGCCTATCTCTTTTGTATCTGACATATTTCCAACGGCCGCACGAAGTGAATTACCTCTTTTTTTAAATCCTGCACCAACTAAAATTTGTTGTGTTCTCCGTTGAAAGCCTTTTGTTTTTGGATATTTATATGATTGAGTTCCGGGTATCCTTCTTTGAACTTCTTGCCAACTTTTGCCGTCAAAGCCCTGTTTTCTCCAACTACTCACAAAATAGTTTTGAGCTTGATTTGCCAACACCGTCATAATTTCACGGTTAGACTGTTCAATTTTTTGCTTTATTTCGTTGAAGTTGAAGTGATCCATTTAGATGTCCTTTATAAATTGCAAAATCTTTTCAATCTGATCTTGTTTTACATAAAATTCAATATCATCAATTACAATAGCAACCGTATGACCTTTAATATATTTATCAGAAACAAATTTAATTTCTTTTGTTTCGATTGGAATCAAAGGAGTGTTGTTTTGTTTTCTACACAAATATGCCGAAACTTTTACTTCTATCCTGTTGTCGTTATTCATTATTTAGGTAAAAAATAAAACGTGTGATTAACTAACTGTTTCATGTCAGCGACTATGTTTTGTAAATCGGTATCGAGTGGATCAATAATTATATTCATATCCGTATTGAGATACACCATTAAATCGGTTAAGACAGTACGCCAATCGTCACCCGTAAAGGAATCAATACTTATGTAACCCTGAAATACTTCACGCCCGTACTTCCCTGCATACGTCTCAATGAATGAATCAATCAAATCTGTAAAGGAGTCGTAAAAGTCGCCCAAGTATTTATGTTCAAAACCAACTCTATTCCAGTGTTGATCTTTGATCTGAATAAGTACGCTTTGTAATTTTTGTTTAACTTTTAATGGTGTCATATCCAATTTTTTAAATAATCATTTGGGTTGTAAATAACAAAGGGTTTTCCAATAATAACAGGATTTTTTTGTTCTTATTTTTCAGATTAAAATCCTTTATTCCTTTATTTACTTTTTTGATTGAAAGTGTTGTCATAATATTTCACTGTCAAATGTAGCATCAAACATTATATTTGTATTGTATGAATCATTTTTTATCTTTATTTAATTCCTCTTTTAATGAGGGTATCGGCATGTTAAAATTTTCTTTTGCAAACGCTTTGTCTTTTGGTGCCACGTCAAAATATGGGTGATCGGGAGAAAATATATAACCGTCTTTCCCTGGATTCATTTTAAATAAGTCCTGCATTTTATCTGTTACAGAATCTACAATATCATTCTTTTCATCGTCGGGAGTAACTGTTACATTTTCTTTCTCGTCCTGAATCACTATGCATTCACAGTTGAAGTGATTCACCGGTGTTATATCGTCCCAAATCGGATCATCAACCGCAGCAGTCAACCCGTCAAGCGGTGCACAAATTTCACAACCTAAGCCTTCGCCTACTGTCTGATAAGTCAAATAAGGTAATAAGTCCTTGTTGCGTTGTATCTCTAACCATTTATTAGCCGACCGGCCCTGTGCAATGGCTGTATTCCTTTCCGTTAAACCGTAATTTGTATTAAAGTTCTCAAAGGTTGCCGCTGCGTCCTTTGCAAATTCACGTCCGGTTTTTAATTCTCCTTCGGAATTAAACATTAAGTCTCTCATTTGACCTAATTCAGTAAAATTCTTTGCAGCACTGAACATGTACACGTTCTCACGTAATTCATTCAATAACTCCAAATCCTTGCCTGAAAAGTCCGCTAAAGTTCCGCCGAAACCCTCATATAATCCCGATTTAAAATAATTTGCCGTTGCGAAATATAAATCTTCAGGTATGTTATATTCAGTCACATCTCCGTTATAGATATCGGAAATGAGTTGTTTTATTTGATCGTTACTATATTTAAACTTTTTACCCACTTATTTAGTTTGTATATTTAAATGGTATTGATTCACATATTATATTTAATATGTCTTTTTCGTATTTTTCCATATTATTTTATTGTGTTTCTTATCCGTGCAATCTTTTTAAGTCGTTTAATCAATATCGGAATACTTTTAGAATCCAAGCCCCAAAATGTATTTGCAATGTCTTTATTAAACTTTTTGTCTTTAATGCTGGTGTTTGTGTCCATTATACAGGTCATTAAGTTTATTTTGAACCTCGTTTGTGAGTGGCTTGTCTTTTTTTATTGGTTCGGGCGATGCCTTTTGAATAAGCGAAACTTTTATTCCTGTTTGTTTTGTGAAGTCGTCCGGTTCGACCTGCAGTCCTGCACTATATAATTTTACCGCCTGATCTATTATAGAATTGTTTGTTTCCATAATTTCAGCATCATTTTTTAAAATAGCACGGATACCATCAGGGATATTAAACCCTAACTTTTTCATTTTAGGGATAAGAATATCATTAAGAGCATTCGACATAAACGACCCGTCTTTAGTCTGTTTGTCCTCCATTGCCAACTCTGCAGGACTTTTCTTGCCTGAATTTCCAAGTTTGCCAGGTATTGAATCAATTGCATCGGCATGACCCAAAATGATTTTAGAGATAAGTCCATGTAACCGTTTTTCAAAGTTATCATATCCATTATACCCGGTACCACCTAATCCCGTTTCGATAAAATCTATTTCGTCATCAGGATTCATAACAGCCCAACCGGACGAGCCCATATCACGAAGTGAAGCCTCAAATTTAAGTCTGTCATCTCCGGTTGTGTTTGTCTTACCCGTTCTGTAAGGTTGTGCGAAAAGTTCTACAAAGTCCCCGTTAAACCCTAAAAGATTACGTAAATATATTTCATAAAGAGATACTTTGTAAAGAAATCCATATCCACAGGGTGAAGTTCCTATCTCGTTAAGAGTAGGTATGTAACAATTCCAATTAAAATACGGGTCATCCATGAATTGAACACCGTACAACGAATAAACAAGACTCGTTACATTAAGCCTGTCCGGAGAAATGTGCCACCGGTCAATCAAATGAATATCAGAAAAAGCGTCTTCTTTAATATCACCCATAGAAATTAAAGAGTATCCATAAGCGAGTGCATCCCAAGAATAAGTTAGAAAATCATTGAACCATTTTTTATTTTGGCTTTGACCGGACACAACATCTAAAAAGTAAGATAATGTTTGTGTGTCCTGTTTCCCGTTCTTATCAACAAAATCCCATTTTCTAAGCAATGTAAGATCACGCCTCCGGCCCATACATGCCTCAACCTGTCCATTTAAGATCGTATCAATATAAAGTCTCTGTTGAGCAACCCGGTGTTTGTTCCACGAATTTTCAGCCTCACTGATTGAAGCCCTCCACCCTTTCACATCTTGTCTGATTCGTTGAAGTTGAATAGGCACAATAGTATTTCGAAGGTCTTTTTTAAGAACATTCGGAGATGCATCACGCTTCATCCAGGGGTCTAAAACGTTGGGTGCTCCGTGAGTTTTATTAAGTACGTAATTAAGTGCATTGCTCATAATTATTCAGTTGTTGTAAATCCGTGTATCTGAATTTTAAACGCTTCGGCATATTCTTTTTCTTTTGAAGCGTCCTTTCCGGCGGTTTCAAGTTCAGAAACTTTTTGTTTCCACATAGTGAAGTTTTCAAGTGCTACGCTTAAAAATAAAGATTCGTTATCTTCTTGTTTCTGTGCCATTATTTTATGTATATTTTTAGTTCTTCTTCAATACTTATTTCCTCGGATTCGATTTTCTTTATAATATCGTTGTCCTCTTTTGTGAGTTTGTAAATCAAATCAATTAATTCATCTGTCTTTTGTCCGTTCTTTCGTGAAGTAAAACCTAAAACCGGTAATGCTATGCCCTGAAATACGACTGAACTTAAATAGGAAGCCCACGCAACAATAGAAGTCGGTTGAGAATATAGTAACGGGATAATGACCAAAAATGTTATGATATAAAACATAAACATTGTTGCTAGTGCATATGACATTTTTTCTGCTATCCAATCATTAAACTTTTTCATTTAAATAAATTTCATTTTAGCCATACAACCAAAAGCATAATCAGGGATTGAATGTTTTGTACAATGATAACCTACATAAGGGATAGTTTCTTCTCTTCCCGTTAATGTGTTAATGTAAATTCTTTCTCTTTTTTTGTTGATCCGTTCTGTGTTTAATAACATAATTTTCTGTTTTTATTGATTAATAGTCGTTACAATTTTTCGGTCTACCTCCAAAACTAATTCTATCATTTTGATCCGGTTGAAGTTTCGGTAAATTTGGTACAATATCGTTTCCTATTACCGCTGCTTGCAACCATCCAAGAGCCGAATATGTGGGGTACAATACACGTTGTCCCCTTGTTTCCCTGTCGCTTTCATATCCCATATACTGATTAACTCTTTCAACCTGCATAGTTCTTGAAACCAAACGAGGTTGTAAGTTATAAATAGCAATATTAAGACAAGT